TCGCGGGCGTGGGGTGCGGCCTCAGCGACCCGCCCGACGACCGTGTCGAGCGCGAACCATGCCTCGTTCGCGAGCTTGAAGAGACGCTCGGCACCGCTGCCGTTGAAGTGGATGGTCGGGAGGGTCGGGGTCGGGGTCGTCATCGGAGGCTCCTGTCGGGTCGGGGGGAGTGGGGTTCCCGACCGTGAAACGAACCCTATCCGACCCCGTTGACAGGTGTCAAAAGAAAAGTGGCATGGCCCCGAAACACCGTGTTTTCAAGCTGTTCTGCGTCGGTACCGGCCCATGCACAGGGGGTACGGCGGCGTGCATAGGGGGAGAAAAGAGACCCCCCCTGCCGCCACGGTGGACGAGAGGGGGGGTCACGGGGGTCGAACGGTGGCCCGATGGCCTACGCCGCGTCGGTCACGGTCTCCTCGGGCGCCGACCTGGACGCCGTCTGCACGATGGTCCAGCCCTTCGGCAGACGTCCCGCAGGCGCCACCGGCGAGGCGAGGACGACCTGCTGGGGAACGTCTGCGAAGGCCCGCAGGACGGCGGTCAGCGTGTGCGCGTCGAACGCACGCTCCTCGGGAATGAGGACCGCGAAGCCGTCACCGGCAGTGGCAGAAGCCATCGCGGCCATGACACGCGCCCACTCGGCACCGCTCAGAGCCGTGTGGATGCGCCCGTCGCGAACGAGGCCGAACTGGACCACCTCACGCTCCCCGTCCTTCAGCCGCAGGTCGAACGTGTCGCCCTTCGGCAGGTGGCTCTGCACCTTCGCGACGAACGCGGCGAGCGCCTTGTCGAGAACGATGGCGACCGCCTCCTCGCACGCCCCCTTGAGCGCGGACCAGCGTTCTGCCGCAGCCTCGGCCTCCAGGGCGGCGCTCTCGGCGCCCTTCACCTTGGTCCACGCATCGGCGGTGGCCTTGTAGTCGAGGAACGAGGTCTCCAGCTTGTCGAGGTCGGCCTTCGCATCGGCGGCGGTGAAGCCCAGCGGGTCCGACGCGGCCCCGAGCGCCTCGACCTCGCGCTCCAGCGTCTGCACCGTGCCGATGGCCCTCTCGGCGGCGATGCGAAGGCCGGTGACACACTGCTCGACACCGCGCCGCTCGACACCTGCGGCCTGTGACGCGGCGATGGCCCCCTCGACCGCTGCGAGGTCCGACGCGGACGGCTTGCCGACACCGCAGACGAGGCACTCGCCCGCCGCCACGGCGACCTTCAGCACCTCGCAAACGTGCGTCAGGACCGGGTGGACCGGCGTGACCTCGGGCAGGTTCGCAAGCTCCCCCTGCGCGAAGGCGTGCGCCTCGACGGCCTGTTGCGCGGCGGTGACGGCGGCGGTCAGGCGGTCACTGGTTCCCTTGAGTCGGTCGAACGCGCCCTCGGCGGCAATGGCCCGCTGATAGGTCTCGCGGGCCTCCTGCACAATCTTTGCGACCTCGGCCACCTGCGCCGCAGTCGGAGGAGCGGCGCGGCCACCTCCGACGAGCTTCGCCGCCTCCCGCTGCGTCTTCGCGTTCGCGTTCGACTCGCGCTGCTGCTTGCCCGACATTTCCAAGACGGCGACGAGGGCGTCCGGGGCCGACAGGGCCGAGGGCTGAGAAGCGAGCGCCGTCTGCCACAGAGGAACGACCGCCTCGGGCAGGAGCGCGGCGATGTCAGCGCGGGTGACCGCACCGGCGACCTTGCCGAGCAGGAACTTCCGCGCCGTCACCGGCGACCCGAGGAGCGCCTCCTTCAGCGTGCGAATGGGCAGGACGCTGTCGATGTCGAGCGTGCGCGGACGAACAGCGACCGCCTTCTTCGCTTTCGCGGTCGAGCCTTCGACCATGTAGGACGCGCCCTCGCCGGTGTCGAACGTGACCTCCGCGAGGAGGTTCTGACCGGCGGGCGCAAGCTGCATGACGTCGGCCTCGCGGGCGACATCCTCGCGGCCCGCGATGTCCGACACGCGCCCCGTGAGCGCGAGTTCGATGGCGTTGATGACCGTGGACTTGCCCGAGCCGTTGGGGCCGACGAGCAGCGTCTTCGGCCCGATCTCGATGTCGGCGCCTACCTTCACGTTGGTGCGAACGTGCTTGATGTACATGGGTTCCCCTTGCGTTGCGCCCGTGAGCGCGGTTGGTGGTCTCCCTCCGAGAGCGGTGGTGGAGGGCCGTGCGTTGAATCAGACGCCGCGTTCGACAGCGAAGCGGCGAAGGCCGTCCAGCATGAGCGGATGCGGCGCGTGGCCTTCCTTCCACCAGCGGTAGACGGTGCGCTCAGATACCTGCGCCTTCTCGCCTATCTGCGCGGGCGTGACTCCTGCTCCGAGAAGCCTCGCGATGAGTGCGCTGGCCTCTTCGGCCCTCTGCTGAAGCACAACGTGCTGCATGGTCTTTCGATCCGACATCGTTCCTCCTGTGGCTGCTGTACCGCTCTGACACCTGTCAAGTCAAGTGTCAGAGGACGCAGCGCCAGCCGGTGAAGTAGTCCTCGGCGTCCACGACCTCGATGGCTCGGACGGCGGTGCCGTGCTGAACGCTGGTGCCGTCGCCGTCCAGTTCTGCGAAGACGACCGGCACGCTCGCGGCGATGGCCTCTCCGACGATGGCCGACGTGGCCTTGCCTACGCGCTCCTCGGGGACGACGACGAGCGAGTAGAACCGGCGCCCCGTGTCTACGTCGCGGCGGCGGGTGACGCTGCGAATCCAAGCGTTGATGTGGCCCTCGCTCGCGATGTTCGAGGCGTAGTCGTCGCGGCCAGTAGTGACCTCGACGCCAGGCAGAGCGGTGCGGAGTGCGGCGACGAAGCCGTCGATGCGTTCGTCGTCCCACGACTTCGGATGCGCGAAGAAGGCGCGTTCCATGCTGTCCCCTTGTCGGCGCGGTGGTGCGCTGACACCTGTCTACTGCTCGTCGGCATTCACGGCAAGTGCCGACACCGTCGCAATGCGCTCTCCGATACGGCGCATCACGGGAACCGCCATCGTCTTGTACCGCAGCCCATCCGGCGCGGTCGGCTTGCGGCGCCACGGGATGTCGGTCCACCCCTTGGGGAAGCCTTGAAGCTGCTCGTACTCGCAGGGCGTGAGCTTTCGGACCACCTCGCGAGTGAGGCCGGTCGCAGGGTCTGTCGCCGTGACGACGATGGGGTTCCCCACGATGCCGTCGCGCCCGCACGACGGCCCCTTGTAGTCCCTGCTGTTGAGCGTCTGTGCTACCCGCCCGAAGTCGCCACCGCCCGCAGCGCGCGCTCCAGCACCTCGGGGAGCGTGACCCCGCGCTTCGTCGCCCTTCGCAGTATCCCCGCGCAGGCTTTCGGACTCAAAAAGAACCTCGGCGGGATTGGCCCCGTCTCCAAGATGCGCGACAACGAAGACCCGCCTGCGACGTTGAGGCACCGGCCCCCGTCCGCGAGGGTCTCCATGCAGAGAACAGCCTCCGACGCTCTGCGCGTCCAGGGTTCGATAGGCCCACTTGAACCCGAGTTCTCCCAGCGCCCCGAGGAAGGAACCAAAGTCCCGTCCGCCTCCCGACGACAGGACGCCGGGGACGTTTTCCCACAAGAGCCACTTGACCTTGAGGTGGTCCGCGAGCGCGAGGAACGTGAGCGCGAGGTTTCCTCGGGGGTCTTCAAGCCCTTTGCGGAGGCCCGCGACGGAGAAGGACTGACAGGGAGTGCCTCCGACAAGAAGGTCAACTGAGCCGGGTTCGATGTCCCATTCTTTGTAGCGCGTGAGGTCGCCATAGTTCTTCACCTGCGGGAAACGATGCGCGAGGACCGCGCTCGGAAAAGGTTCGATTTCGCTGAAGCCGACCGGCGTCCAGCCCAGCGGCTCCCACGCAACGCTCGCGGCCTCTACGCCGCTGCACACGCTCAAGTAGCGCATCAGTTCAACTCCTCCTTCAGTGTGTCGAGGAATGCGATGAGGTCTGTGTAGTGCGGGTGGCTGGTGAACCATTCGTGCAACGTGGCGCGAACGGCGGGCGACAGCGCCCGAATCTCGGCCTTCATCTCTTCGTCCAGCTTCGGCTCAGACATCGCTCCACCTCGCTCCGATCTTCGCCTTGGCCTTGAACGGCACGCCGTCGAGGCCGGGAATGCTGCGATTCATCGCCTTCTCAATCTCTCGCGCAGACCAGTTGGCCTCGCAGGTGCATCCGATGGGACACCAGCCGAACTCGCGCTGTTTTTCGTCGGGCTTGCCGTTCGCGAGCTTCGGCACCTCATACTGCGGATGCGGACACGGCGCCTCGACGTACAGCGCGTCATGCACCTGTGCGATGAGGCCGGTCCCCTTGCCCCACTTGCCGAACGGGATCACCTTCAGCAGGTCGAACGTGCTGTCGTGGATGATGGCGCTGCCCGCCGACTGAATGGGGAAGTTGACGATCTCGTTGAACTTCTCGCCGTCGAGGAAGTCGCGCCGACGAAGCCACACGGGGTCAAGGATGAAGCCGCTGTTGCGGTACTCGTCGAGGCAGTCGTCCCACCAGCGCGGAAGCTCAGGAATGCCGTCGAGCCACCGGCGCCGCAGCGTCGATATCTCGCGCACCGAGAGGTCGGGGTACATCAGGTTGCCCTGCTCGTCCTCGGCGCTCGTCACCAGCCCGTGAACGGTCTCGTCGCCGCTGCCGTAGAACGAGGCGTACTTGATGCCCTTCGCGATCTTGCGAAGCTTGTCCCACTGGTCGCTCTTCGGCTCCAGTACGTCGAACGCCTTGCCGAACATGAGCGAGGCCGTCATCGCGTGCGGGTCTTTGCCCTGGGCGAACGCCTCAAGGTACACGGCGATCTGCGCCACGGCGGTGATGATCCGAAGTTCCAACTGGTCCGCGTCTGCGCCGACGAGGACGCATCCGGGCTGCGCGATGACCATGCCGCGCAGGTGCTTCGGCCAGTTCTGAGCATTCGGATTCGATGACGACAGGCGCCCGCTGGTGGTCCCGTGGGCGTTGTAGTCGGGGCGCACTCGACCGTCCGCCATGATGAGGCCGCGAGCCGCCTCGTTCTGCTCCTCGTCGCTCTCAAAGCGCACGCCGTTGACCGGCTGGCCGTAGGGAACCATTCGCTTGAGGTAGGTGCCGAACTCCTTCGCAGCGCGACGGTAGCGGCGCAGCGCATCGACGAACGTGACGAACCGCTTGTCGCCCGAGTTCTGCGTCCGCATGAGCCGCAGGGAGTCGTCAGCGGTCGAAGGGTCGCCGCTCTTCGTGTACTCGGCGGGCGTCATCTTCCATGAGTCGAAGATGAGCGACCGAATCTGCAACGGGCTGTTCGCGTTGAACTCCGACCGGCCCGAGGCGTCGAGGGTCCGCTGGCGCCACAGGTTCATTTCCTCCATGACGCGGCGGGTCTCCTCCTGCACGCGCTGCCCGTCGATGAGCATCCCTGTCTGATGCATTCCGACGCAGACCTCCTGCACGCGATGGTCGCGCTCGACCACCTGCTCCTGGCCCCGCAGCTTCGCGGCCTCGGCCAGCGGCGGGAGAACACGCGCCGTCACGCAGCAGTCGATGGCGCAGTAGACGCCCAGTTCTTCGTCGCTCGATGCCTCCTTCGCCGTGTGCGCGTCCTTCCACGACGTAACGTCGGTGTAGACGCTGCCGACGTAGGCGAGCCGGTGTGGAAGCTCCGACTCGACCGAGCGGTGCAGAAGGATGGTGTCGAGCAGCGGCGCGGGCGTGACGCCGAAGTGCTGCTCGATGACCATGCGGTCGAAGTATCCGGCGTTGTGGCCCACCTTGAGGATGGCGGGGTCCGCGAAGAACTCCCGCAGGATGCGCCGAATCTCGACCTCGTCGTCGGCACGGTAGTGGCTCCCGACGAGCGCCCCATTCGGCCCTTCGATGGAGAGCAGGTGGACGACCATCGCTTCTGTCATCGTCGAGAGGCCGACGCACTTGAGCTTCGCGACCGTGGGGTCATCGAAGGTGGTCTCGACATCGTAGATGATGGGCTGGCCGAGGTTGCGCGAGAGGAAGCCGACAAGCTGCATCGGCGTCGGGTCTCGGACGATGACAGGGTCGCTCCAGTTCAACTGCCCTCGGAACCAGCGGAAGGCTCGGGCGAGGTCGGTCTGAAAGGCCCGCGCCCACCGGCGGGCCTTCACCACATGGCCGGGATGCAGCGTCGGCATCACCTTGAGCTTCGTCCCGCTGACGCTGACGGGCCGCTCGCCTTCGTGGAACCGGCCCACGGCGTCGAACCATCCGGGCATCGGCCCCCCTCGGATGTCGAGGACAGGGCGGGACTTGCCAGTAAGGGCGTGCAGCGCCGTCTTGCCGAGGGTGATGATGTGCGGGTGTCGCAGGTCCGCGAGCAGCCTCGGGCGGCAGCAGTCGATGGGCGACGGCACCGGCTCCTCGCCCTCCTCGACGAGCTTCTTGTTCGCCCGCTGCCAGCGCAGCATCACTTTGTCGAGGTCGCCCTCGGGAGGGGCGCACGCAATGGCATGGTGCAGGGCAACTTGCGTGCGCTGCACGCCGATGCTCGTCAGCGTGTTGGTGAACTCCATGCCTCCAGGGCCGACGAGGGGACGTCCGACGTTGCACTCCTTCTCGCCGGGAGTCTCGGAGATGACATCGGCCATGTCGCCCGCGTGGCGCTCAGGGCCGACAGGCCCGCCGACGCGGATGGTGCGGAGGGAACATTCGGAGCATCGGGCGCCGAGCGCCTCGGGGTCGTAGGTCGGCATGGTGGTGCCTCGGTAGCGGGGAACGGAAGAAGGCCGAGAGGTCGCCCCCTCGGCCCCTAGTAGCGGGCGCTGTCAGTACTGAACGTCGTCCTCGAAGACCTCGACCGTCGTCGTGTGGCAAACGAGGCGGGAGTCGAACTCCTCCTCGGTGTCGGGCGCGTCGTTCTCGGTCGCCACCTCGCCATCGCGGATGCGCTCGCGCTCTGCGGCCTCATGGAGCAGGTCGCAGATGTCGTCCTGCATCTGCGCCTGCGCTTCCAGCGCGACCGCGATGCGCTGGAGGAGGTTGTTCTGCTCTCGAAGGACTTTTGCCAGTTCTTCCATCGGGAATCTCCTAGAGCGGCTGGTCGCCGCCGGTGGCCTTGAGCGCCTTGGCACGCTGGTGCTGGCGCTCGCAGATGGGCATACAGAACTCGACCTGCGCGTTGAACATGGCCTCGTTCGCCTTCACAGGCTCAAAGCCAATCTCACGAAGCTGCTGTCGGGCGTAGTCCGCGCACTCCGACTTGCAGGTCTTCTCACAGGCTTGAGTGAGGAGCGCGAGGGCTGCGCCGATGAGGAAGCGGCCCATCTACTTCTCGTCCTTCTTCGGGGCTTCCATCGTTCCGATGAGCGCCGCGAAGATGCCCGCAGCAGGAGCCGCGAGCAGCAGACCCATGAACGCACCGGCGAGACCGCAGGTGAGGACCGCCGCGATGGCGATGCCCTCACGCTGCTTCCTGAGCGCGAGGATGAGCGGGATGATCCCGCAGATGATGCCCATGAGCATTCCCATGAGCGCGTTCTGAATGATCGTTTCGTCCATTGCTGTTCCCCTTGTGAAAATGAAGTGTCGGTTCGCCCCATCGCTCACGCAAGAGCGCCACCGCTACCGACCAACCGGGACTCCCCTTGCGGGGTCGATGACAACCCGGCTCCCTGCGATTCCGAGAGGTTGGAGGTGAATGTCCCCCCGTTCATGGTTCGCCGCAGACCTACTGCTCGGCCCACCTGCCCTACCTGCCATCCAGCCCCTTTCGAGGCTCCCTGCGTTTTGCCCTCGGTCACGCGCAATGCCCAACCGCGCCGAGAAGCCGTCCGAACGCACGACGGTCCTGCAAGAGTGACCGGCGCCCCCACCTGCGCCTGTCATGCCGAGGCCCACAGAGCCTTCGGCGCCCACTGGGAATCACCCAGCCCGCACTTGCCGACTACTACTGCTTGACGCCCATGAAGCTGGAGAGCGCGGCGCTGGACACGGGCTTCGGGATACCGGCGGCGACGTTCGCAGCGACCGGCGCGGAGGCGACCGGCGCGGAGACCGACAGAGAGACCTTCTGCGTCGGGGCGGCGGTCGTCTGCGCCTTCACGCCACCGTTGACGAACGCCTCGCGGGTGATGAACCGCTGCTCCGAGTACTTCTTGCCCGCCTCCTCGTCCTTCGGCTGGAAGAAGATGTAGCCGCTCTTGCCGTCGAGGTACTCGGCGGTGTTGACGCCGTCGAAGACGCGACCGTCGCTCAACTGCGAGAGGATGGACTCGTCGGTGCCGACCGACTTGAGGGCCGTGAGCCAGCCGTTGCGGACGCCCTGGGTGCTGAAGTCCGTGCCGAGGAACACGCGGCACTCGGCGCCCTCGTAGTCGCCGGTGAACGCGAGCTGGACGAGGACCGACGCCTTGCCCTCGCCGCTGGTGTGGGCCTTGGTCTCGATGACGCGGACCTCGTAGTTGCCCTTCGGGGGCTGGACGCTGCCGCCCGAGCCGGGGGCGCCCTGCTCCTTGGCACCGGCGAGCGTGAAGTTGCTGAGAATGACCGACATGAGTGACTCCGGTGCCTCGGTGGTGGCGCGGACCCGTGCGTGTCCGAGGCGCTTCCCGTTGTTGTCAGGCCGGTGCGGTAACCGGCGGTCCCTCGGGCGGGTCCAAGGTGATGCCCGAGGTGTCGTGCGTGGTCGCGAAATGCGGCCTAGAGGTAGAGGGCGAAGACGTTCTGCTTGGCGCGGGTGAGCGCGGCGCGGTCGAGCGCGTCACGCATGACCCAGCGGACATGGAGCGGGTTGTCGCTGTGCGAGGCGCTCATGCTCTGCGCCTCCGCGAGGTAGGCCGGTGTGTTCGTCGGGTCCGCGACGAGAGCGTTCGCGAGAGCGGCGACGATCTCTTCCTGCCATTCAAGGCCGGGAGCGCGGGCGATGTTGTAGCCCGCCATGCGGAGGATCTCCCCGAGGTTCATCGGCGCCTTGTCGGGCGTGACGCCGTGCCTGTCCTTGGTGACCCAGTTGGGGTCGTCCACGGTGCAGCGGTAGGAGGCGTGCCAGCCCCTGCGCGTCGAGTCGTGTGCGGCCCGAAGAACGATGTCGCACGCGGTCGGCAGATCTTCCGGCAGCTTGCCGGGGAGCTTCGGCCCGCCTCGGACGAACGAGCCGTTGACCGTGCGCGGGGTCGATTCGTGGGCGACGAGGACAACGTGCATTCCGACGCGGCGGGCCGTGTCGCGGAACTCCAAGACGGCGTCCCGCACCGCGCCCCACAGCTTGAAGCCGGTGAGCCGCTTCACGTTCTCGAAGTGGGCAAGCGTGGACTCGGCAAGAAGGCTGAAGTCGTCAACGATGACGGCATCGAACTTGCCCGCCTTCGCGATGTCCTTGAGGCGCTTGGTTGCGTCCTCGATGGTCGCGGCCTCGGCGCTCGCCGGAACGAATCCAACGACATGGTGAGCAGGCTTCAGCGCACCCGGAGGGGCAAGGAACAGGCCATTCGGGAATCCGTAGAGAAGGTCGGTGGTCTTGCCGATGCCCGAGGGTCCGTAGACGACGCTGACGCTCTTGTCGCCGCCGTATGGGGCCGGTGCGGTGGGGTTCATGTGCAGTCCCTTGGTGGAGGGTGGAGCGGGGCGTTCTACAGTTTCGAGCGGAGGTCGGCAAGCTGTCCGAACAGGCGGTCGGCCTCCGCCTGTGCCGCCTTGCGGCCTTCCTCGGCGCAGCGAAGCTCGTCCTTCAGCGTTTCGACGTCGTCCTTGAGGTCGTCGCGCTCGTCGGTGAGCGCCTCGATCTTGACCTCAAGGGCGCGAAGCTCTGCGGCATGGTCGCCGGTGTCCCGCAGGATGTCGGGCAGTCGGGCGATGGCCCCTCCGACCGACTCGCTGCGAGGCGAGGTGATGACGCAGACGGCCCGCTCGCCCGCCATGACGACGGTGGTCGGCTCGGCGGTGTCGAGGCCGAAGGCCCGAACGTGCCACGGGCCGTGCGGCAGGGCCTCGCGCTCCGCACTCAGGATGCGGGCGGCAGCGCCCACAACTAGCCCCGCGCCAGCGAGAGGAGGTTGACGGCATCGGCAGAGGCAAGCTTCCCCGTCGCGACGAGGTCGAGGACGGCGGACAGCAGCCCGTCATGCGCCTTGCCGATGGAACCGACCGTGTCCACCGCCCGCTGCACCTTGACCGCAGCGCGAGGGGTCGAGGTCGGCATCGTGCGGACCTTGGGCGCACGGGGCGCGGCCACGGTGACCTGCATCGAGGCGAACGGCTCGGGCAGCGGGTGGTTCAACGTCGTCGCCAACTGCTGAAGCTTCGCGACCGTGTTGCCCGACAGGGTCTGCGCGTTGAACATCTTGCCGGTCTCGATGACCGACAGGAACGACTGCGACAGGCCGTGCTTGCGCTGGATGTCGGACTGCGAGAGGTTCGCGTCCACGCGGACATCGTTGACTCTCTTGGCCCATGCGACGAGTTCTGTGGTGACCTGATGGTGGCTCATTTGCGGGTTCTCCTGCGACCGGCTGGGAAGGTGGGTGGTGCCGGTGTGGGGCGCTATGTACAGCCGCCCCCGTGCGCTGTCAAGTGTCAATCGACTACTGCTCGCAAGACTCAGCAGACTCTAGGCTTTTCATAGCTTCGCGGAAGTTCTTCGCGGCGTCGAACAGGCTCTCCAGTGCGGTCTCGGACGCCTCGGCCTCGGTCGCGTCGGTGAACGCCGTAGCAGCGCGGACGACGACATCCGCGAGAGAAAGCTTGTGATGCGCGACGGCGTAGGCCAGCGACAGGCGCAGGAGGTCACGCGCTACGCTGACGCTGTCGTCGAACTCCTCGGGATTCGGCAGGTCGGTGCAGAGCGGCTTCATCGGGCCTTCTCCTTGTCGGCGCACTTTGCGTGAGCCGCACTGAACGAGTCCATGACATCGTTCATTTCACTCAGCTTGATGGGCAGTTTCATGTTCTGCGTAGTCGTGCAGACTTGGCAGCGCACAGTGGGCGGCTTCACCGAGAAATCGACAACGACATGGTCGGTCATCGCTGCTCTCCCCGGAGGAACGCTTCGGCGGCCTCACGGGCGGCACCGGCGGTCGAGGCCGTTCCGACTTCGTACTGGCCCCCGTCGCGCTGCGCCTGCCAGCGCCACGACGGCTCCATCGCTTTGCGCCTCACGCAGGCCCACGGCCCCTCGTCGATCTCCGCGTAGATGTTGCCGAGGTGCCATTCGGCGGCGCTCCACAGTTCGCTCATCGGAAGTCGCCCTTGAGAACGTCGGCCACGACCTGCATGGCCTCGGCGGTCCCCTCGGGCGACTCGACGACGTTCATCGCGTAGCTCGACTTGACCTCCTGGCCCAGCTTGGCGATTTCCGCGAGCGCCGCCTGCATCTTCGGGCTGTAGCGGCACTTCGGCTTCGCCAGCGTCTTCGCGGCCAGCTTCGTCGCCTTCTCGCGGCACTTCGTCGCGAGCTTGGTCCAGTGGACGGCGAGCTTGTCGAGCCGCTCGGCCCGCTTGATGAGCTTCTTCGCCTCTTTTGCAGGGTCGAGCTTCGCGCTCTTCTTCGCACCGGACTTGCCCCAGTTGAGTCGGACCTTCGCCTTCGTCTTCGTCTTGGCCTTCGCGGCCACCTTCTTCTTCGCTGCCATGTACTGCCCCTTGCGGCCCCTTCGGGCCTATTTCGTCCCACCGTGGGACAAGTCGATGAACCAGTTGAGGTGATCTGCGATGCACGCCGTGGCGCGCTTCTGAGAGGCGCGGGTGCTGTCGCTGGCGATGGTGACCTCGAAGACGATGCCGTCGCCCTCGTCGATGAGGCGCCCTGTGACGAGGCCGTAGGAGTCGCTGCTGAGTTCGATGGCGAGGCGGGTCACAGGTCGCCCATGTGCGCGGCAACGACGCCGAGCGAGAAGCCCAGGACGATGCCCAGGAGGAGCCAGCCCATCACGGCTGGTCCTTCTGCACCTTCTCGACGGTCGCCTGTGCCACATCGAGATGGTTCCACACGACCGTCAGCGCCCCTTGGAGGCGTCGAACTTCTGCGATGAGGCGCAGCGCCGTCTGCGGGGACACCGAGTGCCAGCGGGGAAGTCCCTCCTCGATGTCGGCCAGTTCTTTCTCAGTGATCATCGAGGCCCCGCGTTCTCAGGCGTGCCGTGGCAGAGCCAGCAGTCGCGGCTCGCGCACTTCATGTAGTCCGAGGCGCTCGCGTGCAGCGTGCGGACCTTCTCATCCGGCTCCGAGAGTTTCTCCTTGAGCGCGGCGACCTCGGCCTCCAGCGCGGCGATGCGTTCGTCGCGCTCGCGGATGGGGTTTCTCATGGCGTGTGTGAACTCACCCATCGGTCGGTTCCTTCGGAGGCGGCAGCTTCTTGCCGCGCTTCTTCGCGGCCTCCATGCACTTGCCGCAGTAGCCCCGCTCGCGGGACAGGATGTTGAGGTTGTCGCCATCGCACGCAAGCTGGAGCGTACACATCGGCGCTTTGAGGTATGCGTTGCTCACGGACTGCACCATCGGCTTCGGGCGCGTCATCACTCCCCTCCCTCCACGTTGAGCGCGGCGACCTCCTGCCCCGTCAGGACGCGGGGCCGGTAGCCGGGGCGCACCTCGACGATGCTCCCGTCCTTGCGCTTCACGAGTTGCCCACGCTGGCGGTTGGTGCTGACCGCCGCCGTCATCCCCGATGGCCGAGTCCCTGCGCCCTTGTACCGCTTCAGCCCTTGTTTCGACGACATCGCTGGTCCCCTTCTAGGCGTTGACGCCCTGTTCGTAGACTTCCCTCTCGCAGCGGTAGAGCGCCGCTGACAGCGTCTGCTCGCTGCCCTGGCCGATGACCGCCCCATCGTCGTCCTCGACCCTCCACGCCCACGCCTTGCCCTCGTCCTGCACCGTGGCGACCGCGTCCCTGCCCACGGCTGCGGTCAACAGACCGGCGTCCTCGCCTCGCCAGTTCAGCTTCTCGGGCGGGTCTTTCAGCGCCGCGTCGGACAGTCGGCACAGGCGGCATGGGACGTTCGACGGGCCGTCCTCGCTCGACTGCTCCTCGCAGAACTCGCCCGCCGCAGGGATGCACCCAGCGGTGTCGCGGTACTGGCGCAGGAGATAGAGCAGCCACAGGCTCAACGCAGCGCCCCTGCAAGGCTGACGGCGAGGTGCATCTCGTCACGCGACACGCCATCGAGGATGGCCTCCGCGATGCGTGAGAAGGGCTGCGGCTGCTCCCCGAGGCGGCGGCGCAGGGCCTCGTTGTCGCGCAGGGCGTCACGCAGGGCGCGACGAAGCTGGTCCGGGGTCATGCTGTCGATGTCCATTGTCAGATTCCGTTCTGTGGGCGCCCGCGCCGCTTCTTTCCAAGCAGTGCGAGCGCAGCGTCCTCGGCCCGCTTCTCGCGCACGGCGAGAGGCACCTTGAGCTTGCCCAGCACTTCGGCGGCGGCGGCTTGGGTCAGTTCCATGCAGTCGGTGATGAACAGGTGGAGCGGCAGACGCAGGTGCTTCTTCTCGATGCGACTCATCGTCCAATCGTGAGCGCCGTTCCAAGTCGTGAGCTTCTCGACCCACCACCATGCACCAGCGTCACCCTTCGCGGGGCGCATGGCTTGCCACTCCCGCTGAATGAGCGCGAGCGCGTCTGCGTAGAACTGCTGTTGCGATGGGGTCATGGTGGTGGGGTCCGAACGCAGGGGGGACCGTACTACGGCTTGCCCCAGCGGCACAGGTCGAATCCGTCGCACGCTCCGTAGGCGCTGATGCAGACCTGCTCGGACAGCGTCTTCGGCCACTCCCACGGGTCGAGGCCCGAGGCGTCAAGAGCCTCGATGCGCTCGCGTGCGTGCAGGACGGTCAGCGTGAACCCCCGCTGCGCCTGCGGCGCCGGTTCCGCCGCGATGCGCTCGAAGACGCAGCGGTCCCCGTACTTCGCCGGAAGCTGGATGACGTTTGCCATCACACCGCCGAACTCGTCGCCGTAGACCTCGCGACCGAACATCTCCATGCCGATGAACTGGCCCGACAGGGTGTACCGCTTGCCGATGGCGGCGATGCGGCCCGTGGATTTGTGGTCGATGATGTAGACCTTGCCGCTAGACCCCCTCGCCACCAGGTCGAGGCGCTGCGTGAACTTGCGGCCTCCGATGTTCGCGCTGAAGACCTCTTCGACATGAAGCACCGTCAGCGTGTCGGTCGCGTACTGCGCGGCGTACTCGCGCACGACCTGCTTCGCGAGGTCAACGAACTGGAGCGCGCCGGTGCCAAGCTCCTCGGCGCAGGTGTCGATGGCCCTCTCGGGCGTGGCCCACTCCTCGGGGTCTCGACCGGCTTGCGCCGACTGCAAGCGGGCGTAGTAGTGCGCGAGGCCCTGATGAATGAGCGACCCCTTGAGCAGCGGAGCGCGGTCACCGAACGATATGCCGGGGATGCGGTGGTGGTAGGCGAACAACTGCGGGCAGCGCAGCGCGGACTCGGTCGCGTGCCAGCCCCACTCGCCCGACGAGCCAGCGTTGAGGTACTTCGGTTCGATGGTCATGTCAGACTCCAGCCTCTGCGAGGCCAAGGACGGCAAGCTCGGTGAGATCACGGCGGACATCGAGGAGGGTCTTCTCCAGCGCGGTCTCCTTCACCTTGCGCGACTCCAGTGCGCGGAACACGGCATCGACAGGGTCGGTGCCGATGCACAGGCCCTCGCGGGCGACCTCGTCGAGCGGAGTCATCAGCCCGAAGGCGTGCGGCGCGTCTTGCGGAATGCCGTAGAGGTCGGGGCCGTCGAGAGTCGCCTCGACGCTGACGACGCTCGGGCGGTTGTCGGTCCATTCGACCGCGTAGAGCTTCACCTTCTCGCTCACAACTTCACCTCCCCGACCGGCACGCCGAAGAAGCGCAGCATCTTTGCGAACTCGGCGTTGGCGGGCGTGAGATAGCTCGTCTTGAGGATGGTGAGCTTCTGCCCGTGGATGGCGGCGTACACCGCCCGCAAGGTCGCGTAGAGGACGGGCATCCGCTTGGCGCCGGGACCGCCCATGACCTCGGTTCCCTCCAGCACTCGGCGCAGGGCGTAAGCGGGGTCGTCGGCGGTGAGGCCGACGCCCGACTCCAGCCTCGCGGTAAACTTCTCGGTCTCTTCGGGCGAGACATGGTGCGCGACGATGAGGGCGCCCATCACCAACCCCGTATGCACACGGCGGGAGATAGCGCCCGCGCTGCCTGCGGCCTTCGGGTACACATCCATTGACCAGCGAATGTCGGCCCCGTACTTCGCCGTCACGGCGTCGAGGTGCGAAAGCGTGAAGCTGTAGCGGCCCGAGCCGTTCTCAAAGACGGCCTGCACCGCCTTGGCCCGAGCGGTGAAACGGCGCGGGTCAGAATCAAGCGACACACGGCCTGTGAGTGTGGCGAGGTCGGAGAGCTTGCGGCGGGTGCCGGTGTCGATGGCCTCCAGGGCGACGGGGTCGGCGTCGAAGGTGACGATCATCGGAACGGTGGCGTTCGCCTGCACAACGGCACGCAGCCGGTGCTGGCCGTCGATGAGCCTACCCCGCGTGTCGAAGACCAGCCCGTGCGGCAGGCACAACCAGCGACCGGCGATGATGTCCGCAGAGAGCCGGTCGATGTGGCCGTGGTTCAGCGGGCGGTTCGTATTGATGTTCTTCTTGAGGTACTCGACGGCGAGCGCGGGCGTGACGTTCTTCTTCTCGAATCGCATGACGGGTTCCCTTCGGCGCCTCTTCGGCGCCATGTGCGCTGGTGGGCGCGGTTACAGGCCGAGCTTCGACAGCAGACCGGCGACGATGGCCTCTTCGTCGTCACCGCCTCGCAACTGGCGCGAGAAACCTTCCAGCGAGTCGTCCTTCGATACGTCCTCAACCGCTGGGAGCTTGTCGAGGAGCAGACCGGCAACGTGTTCGTCCACGCTCTGCTCCGCGATGAGGTACTGGATGAGGACCGGCCTCTTCTGCCCCTGACGGCTGAAGCGGCCTTCCCACTGGATCACCTGCCCCGGCGTGTAGGGCAGGAACGCGATGAACGCGGTGTCAGTGTCGTGGAGCGAAACGCCCTCGCCCCAAGCGTCACCTGTGCCGACGAGGACCGCAGGGCCACCTGTCGCCATGTACTGCTGCTGCATATCGTCGCGCACGCTCGGGGCCGTGCCGCCGTGGCCGACGAAGATGCGGGCGCCGGTGGCGAGCTTCTCGATGTCCTGCCCGAGCTTCTCGCAGTCCTCGCGGCGACCCGTGAATATGACGACCTTCT